TTCTCTGAGTTGCTCTTCAGCAGCACGTAGTCTTTTCCACGTACTCCAAAGCCTACTTCTCCGACACCATTCACACGAGCCGTGGTTTCGGCATGCTTGAGGCTTCCAGCGAGACCACCACGGTCTTTTGAACTCATGCCGTTTATCCTTCTTGGGATGACGCCGGCGCATATCTCCCCCCAAATAAAACATCAACAGAACACCCCAAACATTGGGGCACCCTTGCATTTCAACATCCAAACAAGTCCAAACACACTTGCTTGCAACAAAACGCAACAGAAAGCGTCTGATTGCAAAAGAAAGGCTAGTGCAAAATTGACTACACCATGACCCCTGAGGTTAAAAGAGAAGCCGAAGGGTCCGGAGGGCCGGCCAGACCCTTCGGCGTTGGGGAGGAGAGGTGTGGAGGGGATAGCAGATGAGGCTCGGCAACGTAACATCTGACAACAGCGAACACGGTGGTTCATTGCTTAGTCTGGGAGACGACCACCTTTCCTCCTCGCCAGGACCCACCACCTTCAACGAGATCAGTTTACCATCCGATCGAATTGTTTGCAAGTAGGGCCCAATGAAGTTTTTGGGATATTTGCAAAACAGGGAGGGGGAGGTATGATTTTGGGCAGCTAAACAGGGGATTGGGGATTGTTTGCAACTCTTTGCAACCCCCTTATTGCAAACAATCCCAAAATATGCTATAATATTAGCAACCACAATGACACCTTCTCGGACGGCTCCGTTACAGCTATGTGTCTGTAACGGGCCGTCCGAAAACAAAACCAAGGGTCAGTTCACTGGTAGTTTGTTCTCTTGGGTTGTGTTTTTGAGAACCTTATCCATGTCGGAAAGACAGAAAAGGATACTCAAGGCCCTAGAGGTACAGCGCAGCCAGCAACCCTCTGGTGTTTGGGTGCCACGGACTAGGTGGCTTTATGGTTTCGCGAAACAGTGTCACTTTGGGGTTGACCAAAGTGTTACCAGGCAACGAGCTGGTAGTTGATCCAGCCATCCACCCCAGCGTCCTGGTCCACAAGCGAAAGGCTGGTTCGGTAGAACCAGGAAAAAAACACTGGGATAAGTGGAACCGACCAAACCGTGTGTGGCGACGGGCGTGAAGGTGTGCCCGTCGCCGCACGAAGTGCGCCAGAACAAGACAACAGACTACCAGCCACGCCATCCTAGTGGTGGGTAGGTGAACAGATATACCCCTATCGCTAGGGATGGGGGTGGTCTGTGCTTCTCTGTTTATACCAGCCTCTTGGGTCATGGGAAGAAGAGGCGAAGGAATGGCAAGCATTAGACCTGTTGTCAAATGGCATGGCGGGAAGTATTACATGTTTCGGGATATTATTTCCCTGTTTCCTGAGCACAAAATCTATGTGGAACCCTTTGGTGGAGCAGCTTCGGTTCTTTTGAACAAAGAGCCTGCTCCCGTGGAAGTCTATAATGACTTAGACCACAGGATTGTTAGGCTGTTTCGTGTCTTGAGGAATCATCCCGAAGAGTTTCAACGTCGTTTATCACTGACTCCCTATGCCGAAGAAGAGTTTAATCAAGCCAAGGCTTCAGATACAAACAACCCCCTGTTAGGCCAAGAGAAGAAAGACAATCAGGCCGGCGCAGACGAGATTGAATTGGCGAGACGGGATTACGTCCTCTGGCGGTTGTCATTTGGCGGACAGGGGGAGAGTTTTTCCTTTACGGTCAGTCGTTCCCGTCGTGGAATGGCTGATGTGGTGAGTAGCTTTCTTTCTTCGATTGATGACTTACTGCCCCAGATTGTGGAGCGCTTCCGGCGTGTCCAGATTATGAATCGGGACGCTCTTGATGTGATTCGGGAATTTGATAGCCCTGACACCCTCTTTTATTGTGATCCGCCCTACTATCCAGAGACTAGAACCAATCCCAACGTGTACCGCCACGAGTACTCGGAGAAGGACCACGAACAGCTCCTCTCTACCCTGTTAGGCTGCCAAGGTAAGGTTGTGATCAGCGGTTATGACTGCGATCTTTACAACGACATGCTAGCCGATTGGCACAAGTTTGCTTTCTTTGTCCCCAACCACACGGCCAAGATGGAACAGAAAGACACCCGTTGTGAGATTATCTGGCGGAAGCCGGTCGAGTAGCCCATCGCGAGGAGACAAGGCCATGCCACAAAACACGGCTGATTTATAACAAAGAGACTGTAACCCCACCGGGGATCGCATCCCCGGTCTAACGCCAGCCACAATGGCTGGCGTTTTCGTTACCGGCAACATCGCTAGTTCGCTGGGCTGGAAATCCAGGTGTCGGCGGTTCGATTCCGCCCCTGTCCACTGGATGGCCCGTCAAACACCGCTCGAAATGACGAAAAGTGCACTGGACTAGTGGAGCTGACTTGACTTGCCGTTGCGTCTGTTTAGAATAGAAAGCAACTGGGCTGTGCTGGTTGGCTCTGTGCAACTTGGGTAAGGCAACGTGGAGAGGTGCTGTGATGGGCAACTGGCTTGATTTGACGGGTCTTGTTCTGGCTGCTATCCCAGATGTGCTGATGCTAGTTTTTGTGATTTTCGCCGTATCGCTGGCTTTTGACGGCAACGAGCGGTGGCATCGCGGTGAAAGGGATGTTGATGTCTATATTGGCCGTGGTCTTGCCTTGATTGGGCTTGGCTTGGTTTCGGCCATTTTTTGGGGTACGTACATTTTTATTGTGTGTTTTTTGGTTTACGAGATTGGGGCGACGATTTGGGGGCTGTTGTCGTGGGTGTTGTCCCTTGCCATGTGGCTGCTTTTTGGTGCTTGACAGAGGCGTTTCTCTGTGCTATAATAGTAGTGTACACCGAGAAAAACTAACCCCGCGTCAGTCTCCTTTCTTGATCTGGTTGGCCGCCTCGGATTGGTTTGCGTCTGGGGTGGCCAACCAGTTTAATAGCTTCCCGCAGTGTTTGCAGCGGATAATCAGCCTTTTTACGCGGGTTTTTCCGACAACGCCAGATGATGCGCGTACTGTCACTGCACGGGGGAGCCTTTTACAGCGGCGTGTGGGGCACGGCTCGGCAGTGAGGGACGCCCACTGACCGACGGTGACAGCGACAGAAACGGGCCAGAACAGCTTGTAGGCGGCCTTGGCGAACTGGTTGTTGTCCATGCGTTATACCCTTTCGGCGTAAAGAATCTTTTTGACGATTTCCCACGGAAGGACATAAGCTCCAGGATGGACCTTTCTGGTTGCTTCCATCCAGGCTGCCCATTCTGTGTAGTGCATAGCCGAATCTCGAACGTTGGGGACGTAAAGGCACTCGCATGTGTTGGGGTTGTCGGGGTTGTTTTCCGCCCTATCGTTGTGAATCCATTTCGTAAACCAAGTGTTGCATACACGCTGAATACAACATGCCGTCCTGGTTTCGGGGGAGTACCAGACTGTGACGAACAAGATAGGTTCGTATTCCACGTCCAGGTGGAGTTTGGCGCGACTCTTTTGGACAAAGATGTGACGCAGCGGGGATGTGATTTTCCACCAGTGGGTATGCCAGCTTGTTTCCGGCTGCGACTCAAACGGATAGACGTGCACTGCTGCCGGTGGGAGCCAGAGTTTGCTTTTTGTCCCCGACAAGAGGGCCATAGGGCGGACTGGTGATTGGGCGTCCTCTTGGACCCCGTCGATAGTCAGGGTCCCCATTTCGGTCCCAGGAAGATCGAGCGGGAAGACGTAGTTGGGGATGGCGATAGCAGCCGGCGCATTGTGGATAATCATAGCAAGCCTCACTAATTGGTAGCCTCAAAGAACCTATTCAAAGCCTCAATCGACGTAAAGATTCTGCCGCCAACCTTGAAGTGCTCCAGCTTGATTGGCGGCTGGCCCCTCTTAGGCACGATCCCGCGAGTACACCAGCGGTAGAGCTGCCAGTAGGACGCTGGGATATGCGGGGGCGGAGAGCAGATCATGAAGATCGTTTCCGACAGAAGCCTATTCTCGTTGCAATCCATGGCTTGTAGGTGCTTTCTATTTTGCAACTTTTGCGCGGACGCGATTTTTGAAAAGCCGTATGGTATAATATATAGTAACTATTTGCAATTGCGTATGAGGTATGGGCATAAAGGTTTTGGTTTGAGGAGGTCCTAATGAGTGACGATTTGAATGGCGGTTTTGGTTCTCAAATGGACATGACGGGTGGCAATACGGGTAGCGACCAGGGACAAGCTGGACCGAGCCAAGCCGACCTTGGCCAGTCGAGCGGGGGTGAGCCTATCGCTGGACAGAGTAGCGCCGGCGGTGCATATGGCCAGCAGTCACCCAGCTTTCGCGACATGACCACGGCGGCCCAAGGCGGCGTGCCCCAATCCCACACTGCCCCTGTTGAGCCGCAAGGACAGGCCCAAGCCCAGCAAGCCGCCGCGATCATTGCCGCCATCAAGCAACGTGGCATTGATCCTTCGGTTTACGGTATTGCAGACGACAATGCTGCGGTCGATACGTTTGCCCGCATTCTCCAAGCATGGCCGCAGCTCTATCAGCTTGCCCAGATTGGCCAAGCCGTTGTGCCGCATCTGGACAAGGTGCGGGAAGTCCTGTCCGGTGGAAACACGGGGGCGCAGGCAGCCGGTGTGCAGGGAGGCGCGCCGGCTGTCGGGGCGCCTCAGCCTCAGCCGGTTGAGCCGCAGAACGACTACTGGCCGAAACCGCCCGAATGGAGTCCTGAGTGGGCACGCTATCTGACGGTCGGTGAGGATGGCCAAGTCCGTGCGGTTAACCCGTTGTACGAGAAGTACGCCGAGGCTTGCCGTGCCCGTGAGAAATGGGCCGAGCAAAACCTGGATCGGTTGCTCCACGATCCTGTCGGGGTGGTCCTCAATGCTCCGCAGTTCAAGGAAACGATCCAGCAGGTTTTGCAGGAAGAGTTTGACCGGCGGAACGAACGTTCAACGATTGAGGGCATTATCCGCGAGAACGCCGAGCACTTCTTTGTGCGCGGGGCCGATGGAGCGCCGGTGATTGACCCGATCACGGACCAGCCGGTCCTGACTCCCCAAGGGCAGTTTGTGCGAACGTTTCTCCAGTGGGCCGTATCAGCCGACGTGAAATCCCTTCTTCCCATTGCCCTGACCTTGGGCAACCTTTTAGCTGGAGGTGGTGGGGCGCAGGCCGCCAACCAATCCTTACCTGCCCAACAGCAACAGGTTGCGACGCCGCCAGTTACGCAGCAACCTCCCTCCTCTCCGGCGCAACCTGCGCCCGCTCTCCAGCGTCGTCAGTCGGCCCGTAGTGCCGGCGGTGAAGGAAGCCAACCGCGCGGCGGAGTCGGCACAACCAGGAGTTTCCGACAAGTCTTGTCTGAACAAGCACGTGCAGCAGGTGTTCAGTTTTAGTTTCAGTCACGGAGGTTTGTTGAATGAACGCACTGCAAATTGTTGCAACAACCACCCCGAAGTATCTCAAGGAGGTTGAAGATGTTACCATCAACAACCAGCCTGTCTTTGCGATGCTTCGGTCGCGTGGTCGAATCGAGACTGGGGCCAACGGTACGATGCTCCAGTGGCCGATCAAGCTGGCGAAGCCTGAAGTCCAAAACTTCGGTGCGGGCGTGATCGACTATGTGGAATCGGACAAGTACCGATACGCCAACCTGGAGTGGGGCGGCGTGTATGTCTCCGATTCCATGACGGAGAAGGAACGGCTCCAGAACCAGGGGGACGCCCAAATCTTGGATCGTTACGCCAAGATCGTTCCCGACATGGAGGAGAGCCTTGTCGAGCAATTCGGGCTGAGCTTCTATGAGGATGCTCTTGAACCCGATGACTTGGCAGGGATTGAAAGTTTCATGGGCAACGGCAGCTCGGTGACGGCAGCCGATTTGATCGCCATCCCTGATGACGTGTACGCCGGTATGAGCACGGCCCCTGGTAGCGGTGGGGCGGTGTGGTCGGCTGATATGTCCGTGAAGCCGAACGCAGCCTTGGGGACGGACTGGCCGAGCGGCAAGGGGCAGGCTCGGTACGGTGCCTGGTCGCCGAAGCTAGTCAACTGGTCTTCCACGCGGTGGGTGGACAACTCGCACGCCACGTTCAAAGACACGGGTGAGCGGGCGATTCGTCAAGCGATCAAGTGGTGCACAGCGGCTCAAGGACAGCAAGGCCGTCCTGACTTGTGCATCCTCGCGTCGGAACTTTACACCGAGCTGGTGAACGGTGTCCTGGAGCGGCAGCGAATCCTGGCGCCGGCCCGTCGGCTGACAGAGATTGGCTTCCCTGGTGGGTTTTCGATTGACGGCGTGGACATCATTGACGAGTATGGGGTTCCGGCCAACACGGGCTACATTCTCAACACGAGCAAAATCACCCTCCACGCCCTAACGTCTCAGTTGTTCGACTCCAAGGGGCCGGATTGGGACCCGCGAACGGCGAGCTGGCTGTTCCTGATCTACTTCTTCGGCCAGTGGCAGTTCAAGTCGCCGCGATGGTTTGCGAAGCTCTACAACTACGCATAACCTGTTTGGCTGCCTGAAAGGGAAGAAAGAGACACTTTAGGATTTGGAGGTGTGTTTATGGATTATGCTGCGAAGCCTTTTGGACTAGGCCAAACCTATTTCGGCAGGACGCCGACTGCCGACGAGCAGGCCAAGGTGTCGATGCTCGAAGGTTATGAGGCCATCTTTTCCGATACCGTGCAAGAGGGTGCCCGTCTGACCAACCGACGGCGGCGGGCCGTTCTGGTTCGCAATGATTCTGCAGCCTTGTCCCCTGGGACACTGGTGAACTGGAAGAACGGCTATGTCGGCAAGCGGGTAGGTGGCAAGACCGGCGCAGGCATACAGGCTGTGGCCGGTGTTGTGGACCCCGAACTTAATGCCGATGTCGCCAACGGGGACCTTTTCTGGCTGATCAAGGAAGGGCCGGTGACGGTGACGGCAGCCGGCAAAATCAACAGCAATGCGATGATCACCAACGCCGGTGACGGCAAGGTGCAAAGCATCCCCACGTCGCCCGCCAGCGCTACTGAGGCACAATCCAACGCGATCATGATGATCGGTTTGGCGATGTCTTCGGCCAGTGCTGCCGGCGACACACTCCGAGCCTATGTCCGATTTCCGTTCTAAGCTGCCAAAGCTGTCGGAACGTGTTACGGAATGCCAACATTGCAGGACGACTGTCTCCGTTGGCGAGACAGTCGTCCTGTATTCACGTCACCCAGAGGGTGCGATAGATAGCCCAAGGTCACAGGTTGTCTGCATGGAATGTGCCGATAAACTCCATCCCTTGATTGTAGCTGAGGATCGGCGTGCCAATGCCGATCTCAAGTACAGGGAAGAGCTGCACAAGACCCTGATGTCTGCGGCTGAGCATGCGGTGTTGACAGGCTTGGCTGGTGGACGTTCGGGTAGTGTGCGGGAAGTCCCCGATCCAGATATTCTTCTCGAAGACCTGCTCACCATGCTTGGTGGGCATACTGGCGCTGCAAGGCTGTTTGTGCTCCAGCTTGTCGAGGCCATGCGGCGGAATCCAGGATCAAGGACAACGCTCCAGGCTATCAAGTGGGTGTTCGATGCGTTGGAGGCTAGTGCACGGCGGAAGCTACAAGTCAGCCGTTACGCCCAGATGTCTGACGAGGAAATTGAGAAGACGATCAAACAATTGCTTGCCAGTGAAGCCGACGGGCAAGACGCCCCAGAGGAAAGCGAAAAAGACGAATCGCCAGTTGATGACAGCGACCTAGAAGGATAGGGGTTGTGCCATGGTTGACCTAAGCCATATCCCTCTAGACGGTGAAGCCAAGCGGCAAGTCTTGCGTGAGTTAGCCCAGGAATTGCTTGAGCGGCGGACGGCGGGTTTGGCCCTGTACCGTCCGATGCCGGAACAAGAGCGGTTCCATGCGTGCCCCGCCAAGGTGCGAGTCTTTCGGGGTGGTGTCCGTTCCGGTAAATCTATGGCGTGCTATGCCGAAGTCGCCCGTGCGGCGCTTGGACAAGACCCTTACGGCAAGTACCCCACCAACCGCCCCCTGGATATTTGGGTGGTCTGTTACGAGGAGTCCAATATTGGCCGTACCGTGTGGCGGTATCTGTTTTGTCCAGGGGCCTACTGGATTATCGAGGACCCGCAAACAAAGCAACTTCGCGCGTGGGACCCTGTACTTGATGCGGGCCGCGAGTCTGAAAGGATGCCAGCCCGTCCGTTCATTCCAGAGCGTTGCGTGAGGACGGTGGCGTGGCGGTTCAAAAAGGACCGTATCTTCTCATCGGTCATCATTGATCCTGCCCCTGGCCATCCGATGTGCGGGACCACGATTCGGGCATTCTCTAGTGGTCGCGAGCCTCCCCAAAGCGATCCTGTCGATCTCGTCATGATCGACGAAGACTTGAAACAGGAAGCCTTTGTGCCGGAGTTGATTTCTCGTCTTGCTGACCGTGGTGGCAAACTTATCTGGGCCGTCTTCCCTCATTCCAAAAACAACGCACTCATCAGGCTCCATCGTCAAGCCGAGCAAGAGAGAGGGCTGCCCAATCCGAGTGTTGTCGAGTTTCGCGGTATTTTTTCGGCTAACCCATACTTACCCGAAGAAGAACGCCGCCGGACATTAGCTCTATGGACAGAGGAAGAGCGCAAATCCAGAGACCAAGGCGAGTTCGCCTTGGATTCAGTCCTAGTTTATCCAGAGTTTTCGCCATCTGTGCACGCCTTGCCCATTTACTATGGGGGCACACCGCGTCACCCAATCGACTCACTCTTTCCCAACGTCATGGCGTGGATGCCGCCGCAAGACTGGACAATCTACGTCGCCATCGACCCAGGGCACACCGTCGGGGCGGCTCTGTTCATTGCGATTCCCCCGCCAGAAGTCGGAGACTTCATCATTGCCTACGACGAGGTTTACATTCGCAACTGCGATGTAAAACAAATGGCCCAAGCTATCAAGCGAAAGCTCCAGGGGCGGCGACCAGAGGCTTTCTACATCGACATGCAAGGGGCAAGGGTTTCGACGGCGGGTGTTTCGTACACAGCGATCAAGCTCTTGGAAAACTATTTTCGGGAGCTGGGGATCGCGAGTGTACGTACTGGCTCAGGGTTCTATCCAGGGAGCACGGACGTAGCGGGAAGGATTGCTGAGGTTCGGGACACACTGATCACCAGGGAATTGGGCGGCGGCGTGTACATGCCCAAGTTCCTGTATTTGCAGGCCCGTTGTCCCAACCTAGAGCGGGAGTTTTTGAGTTACCGCAAGAGGGTTGGGCGAACCGGAGTTGATGATACGCCAGTTGCCGCAGACAACCATCTTATGGACTGCTTGGGTTATCTGATTGCGGCCCACCCTAAGCATGTTGTCCGTCCGACCGTAGCTGACCAGAAGGAGCGATTGCGAAAGGAATTACTCAATCGCAGCAAGAAGCAACGGCGCAAGAATGTGCGCCTTGGCGTTTTGGGTTGCGATACTCCTTGACAAAAGCGCGCAAATATGATATAATGCAACCGTTTGCAAGCAGGTAATGTCCGGGTAATTTCATGGAGGTATTTGTACATGGCGGCGCGTGAACCGAAAGTTGGTGAAACAGTTCTCTGGTACAGGAATGCTGATCGCAGCTCTCACCCTTATCCGGCACGGGTATGGCGTGTTGCAGGCCAAGGATTGGTGACATTGTTTGTGGACACGGAGCGTGGGACGAGGGTTGTGTATGGTGCCCCGTGGCTTAACGATCCTACCGTGCAATATCGCCCGCGTGACGAGTTAAGGATTGTCGGTGCTTGGGACTTTTGCGAGCCTGCTCCGACAGTCAAGGAAGATAAGCATCGCAAAGAAAAGGAAACGACGTAAGTTACATGCCCGTAACATGGCGACAGGTCACACGTCGTTGGGTTGAGGTCTTATCACGTGCCGAGCAAGACGCGGCCCCGTGGCGCTCGGCGTGTGACGAAGTGCGGGCGTTCTACTTTTCCTTCAGTCCAACGACTGACGAAAGCCTGATCCGCCTTTACGGGAAGGCTGGTCCAGAGACGAGGCCACGCTTTCAAGTCCAAATCCTCAAAGCCTACGAAGCCGTCTCCCTGTTAGGCCCCCTCTTGTCATGGTCAGCGCCGATCCGGCGGGTGTCGCCCAAGCGGGTTTTCCCGCAAATCTCTGGGATCGAGGGCCTCAATGATCCCATGCTTATGCAGCTATTAACGGCGGCGAGCCAGGAAGACGATGCCCTTATGCCGCTACGAAAGCTGCGTGCTACGCTCATTGAACGGATGCTCAACTATTGGCCGGCGCGGTACGGTCTTACGGATTTGTCACGGATGGCGACGATTGATGGATTGTTGACCGGCCGCGCCGTTGCCATTCCCGTTGTCGAAGTGAGTGAAGACGGCGGGATTCAGATCGGTCATGAGCACATCCTTGCCGACAGCTTTTTGATTGACCCAGAAGCATGGTCCTACGAAGATGCGGGCTGGGTTGCCATTCGGGTGAGTGAGCCACGGCTGGTGGTGGCCGAGCGGTGGGGGATTGAGCCGGAATTGCTTCAGCGCGGCTACAATGCGTCCACCACGCTGGGGACAGGGAAGAAGCCGATTCAAACGGAAATCGACAAGCTCAAGGCCAAGAGCGAGCGCGATTTGGTCACGTACTATCGGGTTTGGTCACGGGCCGGCGTGATTCCCCTGACCGCCAAGATGGACCCTGATGAACGTGAGCTGCGGCGGACTTTGCCGAAGAAGGTTTATCTGGAAATCTGTGACGGGTTCGAGTCGCCGTTGAATGTGATCGGTTACGGGGACGACCCTTTTGCTGTCGGCCAATATCTGGGTTGGCCAATTGATCCTGTGGCCGACAACCCGTTTCCGGTGACGTGCATTGACTTTAGCCGGATGCCTGGATACTGCTATCCGATTCCCCCGCTTGCGCCGGCTCTTGGCGAGATTAAAGCCCTCAATCTTCTCATGTCGCACCTCATCACCAAGACTTGGCGGCAGTCTCGTGATGTGCTTGGTGTTCCAACGGATGCTGCTGACCAGGTACGTGAGCTGCTTGATGGTGATGCTGACGAGGTGGTGATCCCCCTCGACGTTCACCAGCGGTCAGTTGATGACCAGGTGCAGTTCCTTTCGCGTCCCCCTGTGCCGTCTGAGCCGTGGCGACTTGCCGAGACACTACACCGCTTGATCGAGATGCGGACAGGATTGAACGAGCTGATTTACGGCTCCACCCCTGAGTCACAGCCTCGATCCGCAGCCGATGTGACGATTCGCAAGACGTTTGCCACACTTCGCGTTGACTACATGGCTTCGCTCGTTGAAAAGTGGCAGATTGATCTTGCCAAGATTGAGGCTTTGGCCACGGCACGGTATCTGAATGATGTGACGGGAACCAAGGCCCTGGGGAGGATCGGTTACGCGATTTGGTCGCTGGTCAATTCCGATCCCGATAGCTGGATTCACTCGGAGTTGGAGTACAGTGTCAGTGCCGGTCCAGGTAAGGTCCGTGGGCGGCAAGCTGAGTTGGAAGAACTAAACGAGTTTATGCGGACCTTCAATGGGGCCATTCAGCAGATCGTTACTGCGACTGGTAGCATGCAGCCGGTGCTGGCGATCATGCGGAAGTGGTCGGAGCTTGTTGGGTTTGACCTCAAGGATGTCATGCTCAGTCCAGAGCAAGTGCAGGCAGCACAGGCCCAGCAGCAGGCCATGCTACAACAGATGCAGCAGGCACAGGCTCAGCCAGCCCAACAGGTTCAGCAGCAGGCACCCGCCCAGCAGCCGCAACCACAACCGCAACCAGAACGCCCCCCTGTTCCGCAGCCTGAAGCAGCAGCCGCACAACGGGCAATGGCCGGTAAGTAGGAGCCACAAGGATGGGTTACGTCACGTATGACTACACATGCTTAGCTTGCAACAAGACGTTCGAGGCGATGCACCTTCGTGACGAGAAGCCGTCTTGTCCAGCATGCCAGTCAAAGAAACTCCAGCGCCACCAGCCGGTTTGTGCGGTTGTCAACACCACAACCCAGTTTTTGAAAGGAAGACACTGGCTTTCAGATCAGTTTAATGATTGGCAGCTCAAAGAGCTGGTTGCGGATGCCAAGAAGCATGGCTACACGCCCAAGGACAACGACATTTACCTGTCGCAGTTGGCCGACTTTCCAGGGGACCCCAAGGCGTTTGTCAGCGCGAGCGACCCTGCTGGACACATTGTTGAAGTTTGCAAGAAAACCAACCGTAAGTGCCAAGGATTTGTGAACCTCTAGGAAACCAGTGTAAGAGGTGAAAACATGCTAAAAGGACTTGATGTAGCACAGGCGTTACGAAAGGCGGTGGGCGACAAGTTCGACGAAGCGGCCCTACCGGCAGAGTTGCGGAAACTCACGGCTGAGTCGGCTGTTTCGATTATGCGACTAGCCGACATGGTCCGGTTGCTTAGGCTGTTGCGGGATATTTTCAGCAACGAAGCCATCGACATCCAGGCTTTGATCACATTTCCTGATTGGTCCAACCCCAGCGCCGCTCAAGCCTATCTGCTCAATGCTCTCAACCTTTTGCAGGTTATTTCGCAGTACACAAACACAGGCGTTGACGATGTGGTTGTCAACACGACCAAAAAGTTTGTAGAGTCTGAGCAGTTCATCAACATCTACAACCTCATCTCTCCGTACATCACCAACCACGACCGCACGGTGATGGCCGACTTCGGTGACTATGCCGGCGCGTTCCCGCAGATTTTGACCATCATTCAGATGGTTGTTTTGATCGCGAACCTGATTCGCGAGCTGCATTTCAAGCAGAAAGCCAACGGTCCGAAACCTAAAGATAACGTTGAACCCACTGTTTAGCTGAACCCACTGTTCACTGGAGCAATTCAATGCTACGTCGCATTGCCCGTTGCATTAAAACGTACTGGATGGATGCGGTTGCCATTGGCACGCTTTTGCTTTCTATTGTGGCGATTGCTGCGTCGGCGGCTGTCTCACAAGCCGCCATCACCTACAACACTGTGTTCACATTGCCTGACGGCAGCAAGGCATTTTTTGCTAGGGTCGGCGATGTGCCGGTCATGTACATCCTTGACGGCAACAAGGTGCGGTGTTTTCGGGAGTGTACCGACCAACCGCCCGACCCAGGTCCGCAGCCGGTTCCTGACAGTCCCATTACTAAGCTAGTCCGCGAGAAATCCAAGGGATTGTCGGCTGACCTAAAACAGGCCGTGCGTGGTGTCTTTTTAGCTGTAGCAGACGAGATTGCCGCCGGAAAGTACAAGACAGCCGACGAGATTATTAAAGCGACATTTACACGCAACCAGGAAGTTTACAAGAAGTTCCCTAATGCCAACGTCCAGGTTGCTGAGTTACGCAACGTCCTTGGAAAAACTCTTGACGAGATGGCGGCTAATGGAGAGCTGAAGAGCATGGAAGACCACATTCGCGTGTGGCGTGATATTGCCAAGGGATTGGAATAATGATTGACTTCACAAGGCTTGGCGGGTGGCAACTCGATAAGAAGACTTACGACAAGATTCTTGAGGAATGTGGAACGTTCCACGATCAAGCCCCGTGGCTCATCATGACGGAAGACCAGGCCAAGGGGAACATTGTCCTGTGGGATGCGTACCGCAAACTTGTCGGCAGTTATCCTAAGTATGTCCCCCAGACTCGCGGCACGTGTGTCGGTCGGGCCGGCGCACGCATTGCTGATGTGTTGCAGGCCCTTGCGTGCGTGCGGGAAAGCGCTCAGTGGGCAGGGCACTTTTCCAGTGAGGCTGTGTACGCACTAGCCCGTGTCGAGATCGGGAAGTGCAAGATTGTTGGCGACGGAGCAGTTGTCGCCTATGGCGTCTTGGGTGTCCACAAGTATGGCTTCCTGCGTCGTGGGACGTACCAGGTCAACGGCACAACGATTACGATTCCGCCGCAAGATGACGACATGCTGGCCGTAAGGTGGGGAAGCTGTCGGTCGGGTCTGCCGGACGAATTGGAGCCGATTGCCGGACAACTCCAGGCTAGGCAGTACGCACCGATCACCAGTTACGCTGAGGCAAGGGACGCAATCCTCTCAGGGTTGCCGGTGTGGTTTGGGACATCGCAAGCCTTTTGGTCTGGTCTTCCCGCCAAGCGTGACAGCAAAGGCTTTTTGTACGCCCGTGGCCGGACGGCCCACTCCTGGACTGCCGTCGGCGTTCGCAATGATCCCCCTGGAATCCTGCTCGACAATATGTCGTGGGGACCTGATTGGGTGACTGGACCCAAGGGGGATATTGAGATTCCCGACGGGTGTTTCTGGTGTACACCGGAAGACTTCGAGAGGGTTCTTCGTTATGGCGAAGCCTACGCGGTTTCCGATATTTCGTTTTCATTTGTCAAGCAACCCAAGTACCTCTTGCTCTAGGCGGGGCAAGTCGGCCACAGGAGCAATCATCATGGGTGCTGGTTGGTTTTTCGCTACCATGTTCGCCAATACGTTGGCCGGTGCCGCATCGGGAAACACAACCCCACCCAGCTATGCCAACCTGTTTGGCGGCGGGTATTCTGGGATTTTTCCGTTGCCAAGCCGAGACGCGAACACAAATCCCCAGCAAGATGGCGGGAGCGGCTTAGACTCCCAGAATGCTCCTACCGAAAACCGCGACACGTGCAGTGGGCCGACCTGTTCGCGGACATCCCGACCAAGCATCCGTGGACGGCGGTAGGAGGACAGTCAAGCATGGAAAGATTCCCGTTTATTGGCGTTTTTTTAGCAGGCTTAGTGCTCTTGCCAACAGTTCTCGGAGAGGCCGGATTGACTCCAGACCCACTGTCAACGACAGGCATTGGTAACACAATTCTTCAAGGCGGAGCATTGGCGGCGTTAGTGTGGTACTGCTACTACACAACGTCAAAACTGATCCCAGATATGCAAGCAAGGTTTGACGCCACCATCCAAAATATCGAGCGTACTCATCGAGATGTTGTTGACAAGCTCGTTGCCGAGCTGAAAGACAAGACGGTAGTGTGTCCATTGCTTGACCAGAAAGAGAAGGCCAAGTACGTGAACCAGGAATAGCCTATGTCTAGCGAAAAATCCCTCCTCTGGATTCCGGCAAGTGCCATGACCGTCGGCGGTGTGTGGGGCGCCAAGGTGGACACCACCTTTGATTTCATGATCAATAATGACGCCAATAACGTTATTCGTGGGTTGCGAATCAACGGTTTAACGTCGTCAAACGCTGCGTCCTCTAGTGGTAATCTGACGTTGTACTGGGCGTATTACCCAGCCAATAATGCTAGCGGTCCACTAGGCACCTCACCGACGCCTTATGTGAGTTTCCACACATCCTCGGT